ATCTCCTGAAATATCTCAACAACACCTGTGTTTATATCATCTATTATGTCAGTTTCATAAGCCATATCATCTAACATGACTAGATCAAACATTTGTTGGTCGTCTATTTCAATAACAAATTCTTGTATTTCCTCTATAGGTGTAAACTCTATAGTTTGTATTTCTTGTTCTACAATATCGTTTACTGTTTCATTGATAAGCGATATCTCTGTTTGTTGTGTCTGCGATAACAGACTGTGTTCTATAACTAATGTTGGATTTTTTAAATCAATGGCTCTGTGCAAAGGCGATTGTGATGCTTCTGAAAAATCAAATCTTGCCTTGATAGTAAAGTTAGATTGATTGTTTATGCCCTGAGTATAGCTGTCTGTATAGGTAGCATATCCACCACAATTCATGCCACCACAACCAGCAATAGAAACATCTCTAATCTGTTGAGTAACTGTTCCGTCTGATCCAGTTATGATTTGTGTCATACGAATCTCTTGATCTATTGTATTCCAACCCCACATATCAGCACCAAGTGTCGATGTCCAACCACCATTCATTTGACTCTGATTAAGAGTATCGCCAAGCGATATAGTATTTTCTATAAATCCACCATGTCTAGCTGCAACGATATTGTTGCCATGATTATGACTTGGGTCGTTACAAGTCCAACCATTATGCTCTTGATTGTTGTTAAAAAACTGTTGAGGAAGCAAGTTCCCTGTGGTTTCTGCCATCAGGGAACTCATAGTAATAATATGAAAAATAATTATTTGGTATGTAAATCTTATCATCTTCTCTCAGGTGCGTCTATTTTAATCTCGTTGTTTCCATATACTTCTATCTCTCCAAGTATTACTCGGTGTGAAGTACAGCTAGTGAGTATGACCATCATGGTTAGTGTGAGCATCTTTTTCATTAATCTTTCCTGATGGCACAGGTTTATTATTCCATGTCATACTTCTTTTTTCGTTATATTTTTTTTCTTTTGTTCTGTGAAATCCACCAACTTCTTCCCATCTTTTTTTCGCTGCATCGCCTATAAGTCCATCTATGGGGCAATATGTCGAACTTGCAGCCATTGCTAACCATACATTCTCATCTTGGCACATCAAAGATATTGCTGCGACTTTCATGCCAAGTTTTGCCATAACTGCAACAGACTTGCGCCTTTCGCAATTTTTATCGACTACATATGTTCCCCCCGAAAACCCGAAGGTCATAAAACTTACTCCAGATGTAACCGGGATGACGCAACTATCACCACCATACACGTTCATACTCGGTGCATTTGAAGGAGAAACAGCAGTTTTTTGATTTGTAGAATTATTGGTTTCATTATTTGTTGTGCTGTTCGAGCTAGATCCTGACTGATAAGTCGTGCTTGATTCGTAAGTATCTATGAGAGTGTTGCTCCCTGTAGAATTTGATTGGCTATTAGTAGTATCGCCTGTACTAGTAACATCAGATACAGCGCTTTCTATGCCTAACAATACAACCATAATGATTAATATGTATATTGCTTGTTTAAGTCTTAACACTTCCATTTTCTTAATGCTAGTGCCTTTCTCGTAGGTCTGCCCTTAGAATCTTTCATTGGTCCTTTTACTCCTGACATTCTGGCACAAAAACTTGCTCTCCTTTTAGCTGCTTTAGAGCCGGGTTTTACTTTACCTGTAACAGGTCTTTTGAGGTTTGCTCCTGTGGTTCTCTTAAAGAACTTTCTTCCTGCTTCGTTTAATCCGCCTGTTTTGCTTTGATACTTTTTAGCTACCATCTGTACCTCTTATTTAGCTTTAGCGATGCTACTTCCCACATACATAGAAACGATGCTGAGAATTATATTTTTATGCCAATCAAGTATTGCTATACCTTCAACTTCTTTCCAAGCATAACTTGTGTTTCTAGTGTCAAAAATCAACCAATCTGATCCTGTGGTAACTTCTGTCTGTATATAAATAGGTGTGTTACTTATAAGAGGTGCTAAAGTAGGCACTATAATAATCGAAAATATGCAACTCAAAACTATAATTCTGCGAGTCATCATAAAAAAAGAATTTGTGTTATTCCTAACTTTATCACGACTTGCTTCTTCAAGTTTATGATTAGCAGTAAGTTGTTTCATCATCTCTGCTTGTGCATTAGCTTTAGCGCCCATGATCTGCATAACTGCACCAAGACTCGCAGAGCCGAGTAAATTCAACATTTCAAACATAGGTACTCCTAAAAAATTTTGTTGGGATCATCTCAATATCCTCACAAAATCATCTATCCTCTTTAAATTTTTTGTTAATTCTTTTTTCTGATCTTCATTCATGCTGTTATACCCTGATATTTCTTTTCTGTAATTATCAATATCTTCATAAGTATTCATGGTGGGTAAAATATTTTGCCCTATTGCCATCTCTGCTCTTTTAGAAAGACCACTTTTTCCTGATTCAACAACAGATGTAATACCTGCAAAACTAAATGCTCTCCTAAAATCTTGCGATAACTCAGGCACATTGTCGTATAAATTTCTTTCTAAACTAGATAATGCTTCTTTAGCTTCTGCGTTAGTGCTAGTCTTACCGACCATATTGTTAATTGACCTATAAGTAAATAAACCTTTCAGACCATTTGCATTGTAAGCATAAATTTTGAAAATTTCATTTAGTCCGGGTATTTGACCAATTCCTAAAAAACCTTTGTCGTTAGCAATTTGTGCTAAAGTTGCTGCTGTGTTTGAAGCATTATCAAATTTACCGGGTGCTGTTGTATTAACGATTTTAGCAAATTGTTCTAATTGTTTTATTTCAGTTTCATCCATTATTTTTGGCAACAAATTATTTCTTATAGTTTTATTGTTGAGATACCTAGAAACATTTTTATAATACTTATTAGGATCGAGTCTTACAGCGCCTTTTGTAGATAGCGATGTATCTATCAGATTTACATGAAAAGTTTGTTTTAATAATTCTCTAAGTTGGTTTTCTGCTTCAACTCTTTCTGATCCTTTATAAACAGACATAGCATCAAATAAACCATCTATTATATCAATAGACCTTTCAGGTTTACCTATAACAAACTTACCATCTACTACTTTTATTACATCAAGAGCAGTCGCATCGCCATTTATTGCTTTTTCGACAAATCTTCCTACAAAATCAGTACCGCCTGTTTTTGTTCTTGGGCTTTCTTCAAATAATTTAGTTAATTTTGCATTTTCATCAACAGCTTTAGTTAAAGCATTTAGCTGTTGTGGGGTAGCCATATCAGTATATTTTAAATTTTGTGCTATTACATCAGTTTGGAATTTATCGAATTGTTCAAGAACACCCCTCGTGGCAAATCTGTCGTTGCCTTTTGCATTAAAATAAAGATTTGAGAGTTGTGTTCGTAAACTTTTCATGTCAGTTAATTTTGTTTCGAAAATATTATTGCCCTCAGAATTTTTTAAACCATCCATGAAAGTATTTATTCTTTCTTGTGCAGCGCTTGTGTTTGGGTAATCTGTTTTATAATTAGGGCTATTTGTATTTATGTTATTTTCAGAACCTTCTAAAAGAGAAGTGATATCACCTTTAAATTTCTCTAACCCTTCTTTTGATAATCTAGCATTTCCTTTAATAAGAGCATAAGTTTCATCTTTGATTAATGCTTGTTTTTCTCTAGCCGATTGTAGTAGAGTCGAAATAGTACTTCCTAACTCTTGTTTTTGACCATCTGTCATACCATCTAAATTAAAATCAACATCTTGGTCTGTAATACCAGATAATGTTTTTGCTGCATCTAATAACTTTTTATTCTGTTTGTCTAATAAATTTAAGACTTCTTTTTGTACTTCTGGTCCATAAGCGCCCTTTGATGCTTCTTGTAATTTTTTAAGAGAATACTCATCTCTATTAATTTGTGCATCAAAAAAATCTATACCAAATTTATTAGCTACCATGTAACTTTTTGATAAATCTTCATCAAAACCTGCTTCTAAACTCTCGGCAAATACTTTTTTATCTGCATCAGTATAGGTTTTAAATATTTTATCATCGTTTGTAATCTTCCTTAAAATATCTTCTGCTTCTTCGGTTGCTACACGATCTTCACCTTCTAAATATCTTGGCGCAAGATAGCTAATACCTCTTTTGGCTTTTGAAGCTACTTCTCTCAATCCAACACCCCCAATATTACCACCAATTACAACAGAACCAATGCCTGATATAGCTCCTGTAGCGATACCTTGTGTACCTGCTTTTTGTAAATCAATTCCAGAAGATGATCCTGTCAAATCTGCTCCTATATCAGATGTAATACTTGTTCCTGCGCCTGTTATAGCTAAATTTAGAGCATCACGAATTGGTTTAATATTTCCGATTATAGGAATTCTGCTCATAGGGGAAATGAAATTGAAAAACTTTTCATTACCACGAAACAAAGCATAGCTTCCTAATAAGTTGTCGAAATCTGCACGACTAAAACCCGGTTTATTAACATAACCATACGAACCATTTGGGAAAAAAGCCATCAAGTTACCATTTCTATCTCTAGCTAACCTGCCACCATTGCTGACAATAGATTCTGCATTTTTACCTTCATCAGATGATAAGACTCTATTAAGCAACATTTTAGAGTCGTTTATAGGGTTTCCAGAACTAATAGCAGGGTTGCTGAATATTTCATCTACATCTTTAAATGTAGTTCTACTCGAACCTGTTATAAACCCCCCAACATTACTTAGGAAATCGCCTATTTCTCCAAATATTTTTTCTGCTTGTTGAGGTATTTCTGATGGTTTGTTTCTCTGATTTTGTAAATCTAACTCATCTTGATCTTCTTTGCTTAACGCCATGATTTACTCTCCATAGATTCTAAAATAATCTTCTTCTGATAAATTTTCACTTTTAGCAAAATTAGAACCGGGTTCGATACCAGAACCTACAGGTGGCACATATTCATAAAAAACTTTACCTTTTGAAGGTCCTTCCTCTATAACTACTCTCCTAAAATTATTTTTTGATATCTGTAAATCTTGTCCAATATTTAATGTTTTCATAAAATCTTGCACAGTTCCTATTTGGCTATGAATATAATCAACACTAAAAGCATTCAAATCTACCATTTTGGTTTTACCATCTATCGTTGGCACAGTTAAATTTTCAAAAACATTACCAGCATTTGCTCTGAATAAATCTGTTGCTTGTGATTTTAGTACTTTTCTTTGTGCTATATTTTTTAGAGTTTCTAATATTTTAAGGTTTCCCTCTTTGCTGTTACCTAAACCTGCTGACATATCAACTAAAAATTCTCTTTCCCCATCGGATATAGCGCCTTTAAAATTACTTAAACCTGCTAAAACTATCTGATTAGCAAACTGATTTAGTACCTCGATACTAGGTGTGTCTTTGATTGCATCTGTATCTACACCTACTAATTTTCCAAATTTGACTAAACTTTGTCTAAATTGAGCAAAAGAACCAAAATCTTTTTCATCTATTTTGCTTACAATCTCTATCAAACGATCATAATTATTTATATCTTCAAGTGCCTGTGATGCGTCTTTTTTGATTTTAATTATCTCTTTTGCTGATCCTTCACCTAAAGTTTCTTGTTCTCTAGTTTCACCCGGTGGTACAAGCGGTGGTTTTGGTTGTAGAGCAGCGCCTAATTGTATGCCTTGCGATACACCCTCTGCTAGATTGTCTGCAAAGTTTCTACCTGCTGGTTGTGCGCCTAATGATTTAATTCCACCCAAAAGTAGTGCAAGATTAATTACTTCAGGAGCAAGTCCTCTGCCACCGAGTATGCCTGAGTTTTGGTTTTGAGATTGATTTATCAAACCTACTTTTGTAGATTCAGGTAGTCGATCAAAATTTATATTGCCTGTTTTTGGTATTGTCATCAAACTCCCCCTAACAAACCTGTTCTAACTCTAGGATTTAGAGCAAGTGGTTGTCCTTGTCCTAATAGACCAGAGTTGTATATATTATTTTGTGGCATCGCCATTTGCTGTCCTAACAAGGTTTGGTTAGTTTGTAGTTGTGGGATAGCCGCCAAGTTGTTTTGTGCTTGATTGTTTCTATTGAACAAGTTTTGCAAAAAGTTTGATGTTAGTTGGTTTTGTAAACCAGACATCATGTTATTTGATCCTAGAGCATTAAAATCAGTCATTGAGTTACTTGTGCCAAGATCACTCATCTGCAAAGCATTTTGTTGTGCTTGTTGTTGAAATATCTGTGAGTTAGTCATAGGTGTTCCAAACACTTGATTTACAGGGTTCATAGGGTTAGATGAGCCACCTGTAAGAATGTTGCCCATGTTATTTGCTATCATTGTGTTTAAGTCAAATGTTCCAATATACATATTTATCTCCTTAATCTAAAATACTTAATAATGCTAAACCAGCGGCTACAGCTTGTCCTACACCCGGTGTCAATAATGCTGCGCTCCCTGTCCCAATCAGACCTGATTGCGTTCCTAAAGCATAAGCTCCAAGACCTGACATAGCACCACCTGCAAGTTTTTGAGCATCTGATGGTCCACCTGCTGTCTGTGTAGTTGTACCCGGTAAAATATTACTTTGTATCAACCCTGAGTATCTGCCTAATCTTTGAGCAGGTTCTTGTTGTGCAAACTCGAATCGACCTCTAGCTTCATCAATACCTTGTTGTATTCTGCCTTGCTCTACTGCGCCAACCTCTGATAACAACCTGTTTGCTGCTGAAAAACTCGGTAAAATGCCGGGCAAAGAGCCAAGAACACCAAACTGTCTTTTGTTAGCGTCTTGATAAGCATTAGATAGTATACCTGCCGATATATCACCTGCTGCTCTGTTAAAATCATTAACAATCCTTGCTTTGACCTCGCTTCCCCTAGTAGAACCAAGATTACCGGTAGCAACTTCGTTTCTTGTTACTTGTTGTATTAAATCTTGTGCTTGTTCTCTTACAGGATCTATTGCTGCGTTTATTACTCTTGTTAAGTTCGGATCAGCTAAAGCATTTGCTCCACCACCTAACTGAAAACTCAATGCTGGTAATGCTTGATTTTGTATATCTGTTAGAGGTCCTGTAGCTGTTTGTCTAAGCCCTTCCTCTGCAATCAACTGTGTTTCAGTCGGTCTTGCAAAAAAAGGATCAGGAAACATCTGTAATGGTGTGTTACCAAGAGTTTGTGCTTGTCTATAAATATCACTTAAAAAAGGTGCTTGTAAGCTAGATGGTTCGACTCTCGAAACTGTGCTTCCGCCACCACTTCCTTTACTCATTTTGTTCTCCTAGTGTAATGTTGTTAAATCTTTTCCCAATATGGTATAAGCATGGTCATAGCCATATTTTTTTATTTTTTTAATAAATCCTTTGCGACAAGCTGTTTCCATAGCAACACAGTCATTTTCTATTGCCCATTTTTCAATAACATCTAACAGTTGTTCGCACCAATCATCTAACCCTTTGCCACCTAAAGTTACTATTCTGCAAGTTTTTTTTCTCGGATATATAACGATTTCGGTAGTCAAGACAGATTTAATATTAGAATCTTCATCAAAAATTAACCAAAGTTGCATTTCTGATTTTAAAAGTTTTTCATATATATCATCAATGGTCATTTCTTCATGGCTTTTATTGTTACCCATTTCTATATAATCTTTACAAATAATCCAAACTTCACTTATTTTTGATGATGGTATGCCTGAAACGTAAATCATAGTTTAGTGTAATTACCTGCTGCGTTTACAAAATATATTCCTTCACCTGAACCCGGATCAAAGTTCGTGCCATCAGCATAAACTATATCTCCTTGTTTCTTCTTCTCAGGTGTTACGTTTTTAACCTCAATAAAAGTTGTTGGTGTTTCTTGTAATGCGCCTTGTAGTTTGATTAATTCTTCTAATAAATACTTTGGTAAATCCTCTGGATTATCAGGTACAGGGTTTGGTGTATATCTTGGTGCTTGTGCCATTATTTGTCCTTGTTGAATTTATCTTTTAATCTTTGTGCTGCTGTTTTTCTTGCTTTTCTGTTATCTTCTTCTGCTTTTTTTATAGCTTTTTTATCATTAAAAAATGAACCAGCAAACTTTTTGACTTGTTTATTTTTAGAAAGTTTTTTACCGCCTGAGATTAACAATTTTATTATTGGTGCAACCATTATCTTTCTCCTAATACCTCGTATTCAAGATCATACCCATTTAGTTCAAATGTGGTTGATGATGTATGTTGAAATCTTACTGCTATGTATTTACCTGTGGCTCTAGCATCTACTTTATTTTGTGTATCTGGGTTATATTCTTGTGCCGATGTAAATGTATATGTGCCATTTGGCGACATAGAACTACCAATGGATATTTGCGCTGTGCCTGTTCCTGCGATTCTTGGTGTCAGCTTTCTAACTTGTTTTACTGTATTGGTGTTGCCATCAAGAGTTAAACCTTTTCTCTCTAGTAACATAGTGAAATTTGCACCTGCAAAGTCAAAACCATTATCACCTCTGAAAAACTTAGTATCATTAGTACCTGCCATCAATATACTTACCTCTGATGGGTTATACAATCTTTGCCCCCAAGTAGAAGATGTAGAGTAGTTATCCCAACTTTGTGATTGCCCTGACCATACGTCAGTCGAAGCACCCGGATTTACTATACCTGTGTTGATATGTAATATATTTGGTAAATCTCTAAAGCTAAACGCATTTTTTCTATAATTCCAAATTAATGCTTTATTACAAAAAGTAGATCCAACTGTAGGGTACGATACCCATATTTCATTCTTTTGCTTGTTATGAGTTGCAAAAATGTTTTTAAAATTTGTTGTGTCTAGCTCATTAAATAGAGTCCTTTTGATAATGTCTGTTGCAACAGATTGCTTGGACACTCCATTGTGGACAATCAAATCGCCCTCAACTATTACAAAATGTTTACCCTCAAACTCTACAGCACAGTTTCTTGATAAAATTCCTGTGTCGTTAAACAGTTTTTGAAAGCTAAATACAAGGTTTCCACCGATATAATTCATTAACCATGTACTTCTTTCTTTATAAATAATAAAAGATTTGTTTAACTGAAAACCATCTACAATAAAATCACCCTCATCGCCAATAGTATTAGCTCCAGCATCGTTTGTAGAACCAGCTACCCATGTACTAGGTATAGTGATAGAAGTATCTGACCATCTCACTTTGTTTGGAAGATCAGTTCCTGATTCTGTTAGGTTCAAAGCAATAAGATAATTACCATAAGCCCTCATTGATTTGCATGTTGTGTTTGAGGGCCAATTAGTTAAATCTATAAATTTTGACGTTGAAGTATCAAATAACTGTGGATCATCTACCCCATTATTAAGTATTGGATTGCCATTAAATATTGTGCCTACCCAATTACCTACTCCTGTTAAATTAGTTGAGTAATCGCCACCAGATGCTCTAGTTACATCGGTATGAGTTGTACCATCAGTTCTAAATATTTTTGCTGTTCCTGCATAAAACCAAAAATTCGATGCTCCTGTAAGATTTATCAAAAAATAAGGTGCGACTGATGGATTAGTAAATACTATGTCATGTCCTAATATTTTTTTTGCTGCATTATCTTCAAATCTTGCATTTTCTGTGTGCGAAAAAAACTCGTTTGGTAACGCAGTAGGATTAGTGTCTTTTATCATGCCTTGTGGCGCACCGACTTGGAATACTGCCATTATGCTGTCCTTTTCCACATATATACAACAATGTATGGTTGTAAAATATTGTGAGCCGAGCCACTACCTGTAGCTGCTGTAGTAAATGTTTCAGCACTCGAACTACCATCAGGAAATAAAGCATGAGCATTAAAACTACCGCCATTTTCTGATGAAGGAATATTCAATGTGTGTGTATGTGATGGTAATTCAGAGGTAGTCAATGTATGAGTTTTAGAACCGCCTGTTTCTTCTGCTGTATCGAATTCTGTTTGTGTGGCATCTATACCTACAGGAACACGACCTGCACCAAATGCAACCCATGTACCAAAACCTAACAACGTTCCGGGATTAGTTGATACTGTGGCATTTATATAAATAGATCCGACAGGATATACAGCTTGTAGTGTTGTAGCTGTATCTGAGCCAATGGTTAATGTGCCTGATACTGTGAGATTTCTGACACCTGTAATATCTTTATTAGCATCTGCTGTTACAACTTTTGATGCTTGTGCTGTCCCCAATGTCGTTATATCGACATAGTTTAACTCAGTCGTATTTGCAGTTACCCCATCTAATAAATTCAATTCTGTATGTGTTGATGTAACAGCTCCTGATATATTTGGAAAGGTTGCTTTAACTGTTGATTTGACGAGTCTTATGTGGTCATCACCCTCATTAACAGGATCTCCTGCTGCTGGGTTCGAGCTGTTAAGACTGTCTATAAATGTACCTGTTTCTAATCCCATAAAATTCTCCTATCTTGCTGTTGCTGGTACTTTGTTTGTTGAAACAATAGGTTCTTCTAAAAATGCTATATATAAATATTTATAGCCATCTCCTAGCCAAGCATTACTTGTTGCTATCTTGAATCCATTGGCTCTAAAATCTATCCATGATGGTCCATGTCCACTATATTGACCTGATGTTTGTGCTTCTTTAGCATTAGTATTTTCAGGTGTCATAAAGTATTGATTGCCTGAACCCTGTAATCTATTGTAATTCATTCCATAATCTTGCATAACCCATGAACCTGTACTCATAGATTTAATTAAAACCATTCTAGGTTTACCACCTGTGTATATAAAAGCTGAATCGTTTTGTCCATTACCTCTATATAAACCTATATGACTAAATCCTTTTATACCTACAAAACAATAAGCTACATAGGTTGCACCACTTCCATTTACCCAAGCACCAGTTCCTACACTAAATACATCATTAGTTGGTGCAGTATCATTCCAAGATTGTGCATTATCTACTAATGCAGCATTATGCCCTAATTCTATGTAATCTGTTTCAGGGTCTGTGCTAAATGATGAATTGTCATCACTATTAAACTTACTTGCGTAAACTGCCCACCATTCAACAGTATCTCTTTTCTTTACAATAATGTAGTCCGGTTTTTGCCCCAATCCGTGTCCGACAGTCGCATTTGCACCTGTGCCTGTATAAGTTACAATACTCATTCCAGCAGTTGTATTTGCCTGTACTGTTGATGTGATAGATCCATCAGAGTTTGATGATGTTGTTCCACCATTCATTTTAAATAACTGAGTAATGTAGTTATCACTTGCATCATTTGTACTCGATTCATTACCTGTAAGGGTAAGCCCATCTGATGTAAAACTGGCTACTCTTGTAGCTGTTTCTTGGTCATCATTTGTGTTCAAATACATATTACTCGTATTTCCTCTGCTACTATCAACCACGTTCCAATTAGTAGAACCTGTGTCCATATTTTTTGTCCATACTAAATCAGGTTGAAAATCTAAACCACTTATCGTTGTTGTTGAATCTGAACCTGTGTATCTTACTGATGTAAAATGTGCTTTATTCTTTGGTACTGATGCGTATGCCATAATATTCTCCTATCCGTAATCTGCTATATTGTTAGTGCATAATGAATAAAAATTATTAGGTGGGCTAAATTCAAATGTACCATTTCCACCATTATCTGCTTGTGCTGATGATAAAGCTGTATTTCCAAATTTTCCTGTTGCTCCAAAATTAACTTCGATTTTAGATTCTTCTCCATAACAGTAAACATGAAATAAAGGAGAATAAAATACTGGTGTAGTTCCCTCTCCACTTGGGTTTACTGTAAAGGTTACATGAGGATATGTGCCACTTGCTGGTACTCCTGTACCACTACCACTATCTAACCATGTGCCATTAACACCCCACCAACATTTACCATTATCTAAATCTAAAGCTACCATAATAATATCATTCTCAGATATAGCTGGACCAAATGATGTTAATACATTTGCATTATCGTGCATAACTTTCTTTTGGTCGTAAGCTGAATTAGTGTTACTGCTTGTGTAGAAAAGCCATGCTGAATTATCAGTTTGTGCTCCTGGGTCTAAACTTCTTTTGTTCGTTCCTTTAAAATCTCCAAAGACACAAAATCCAAAATTTTGATAACCACCTTTACCTACAACCTTTCCTTCCCAATACCACTTACCTTTAGACACAGCAAGTGTTGCTGATGCAGCACCTTGTGCATATGCACCTGTTGGCGTAAGTATTGTTAATCCACCATTGATTATTCTAGCATTAGCATCTTTACGATTATTGTCAAAGTTTAATAATGCAAAGTTATTGCTTGGAGTATCTTCTGATTGATAAACATTAGTGCCATTTACAGTAAAGTTATTACTGAGCCCTGATGAGTCTAGTCCTATATTACCAGCATTTTCTCCTTTGAGATAAAATGAGTTACCTGAAAATGTGCCTGAGTATTTTTTAGGTTTCCATATTCCCGATGTACTATCAAACTGCCCAAAGTCTGTATGTATTTTAGCTTGACCATCTATAAAATGATAATCAGCTATCTGTCCATCAAAGTAATTATTTGAAGCATATTTACCTATGTAAATTGTTTCTGTTCCATTGTGATCTGTGTCTTTATTTTGCCCGGCATCAGTTTGAACCCAACCACCACTGCCATTGACTTCTGCTGCGACACCATTGACCCAAACTCTTTGTCTTGCTGCTGCACTACCAGCAGTGGTATCAAGAGTATAAACAAAATGATACCATGCACTAGGATCTCTAAATCTAATATCTCCTGACTCCATAGCTACCTTCCCATTTTGTGCAGCATCATCTGCTGAATAAAAAAATGCTTTACCTTGATAGAAAGCAATTCTATGTGCTGGATAACCGCTTTGTGCATCTCCATACAACATAATTGCTGGTTCTGCTGATGAGTATGATGCGTTTTCTCCTCTGTTAAATTTAATCCAAAAACTCCAAGTCATGGTTCTTCTATTACCTGCTGATGATGGTGTTCTTGATAAGTATGCTGACATCTATTATCTCCTATGGGTTCTGGAATGTTATACTGTTATTTAAACCAACAGTTACACTTATACTAAACGCACGATCAGATGTCTGAGATTCGGCATCTGTTGCCCTAATTGTAAAATTATATGTGGTTTCACTTGTCGCTGCTGGTGCTGTGCCTGTGATTGCACCTGTCGATGAGTTAAGCGATAAATTCATGGTACTCGCAGGTGTATCTGTGTTGCTTGTTAAAACACTTGTGGTTTCAGAATACGCAACTGTACTATCACTAGTCGCTGTTACTGAAAAACTCGCACTCGCACCTGCTGCTACACTTCCAAGACTCCCAGCAGATGTACTCCATGTTGGTGCATCTGATACTGTAAGTATTGCAGAACTTGACCTTGCTGCTAATCCATCAGGATTTTCAACTCTGATAAAGTATGTGCCATCTGTAGGTAGTGTTACATTGACTGTAAGCTGTGTAGCCGAATCTCTAACGATACTATTCGGTAACGTTATAACTCCTGATGAGTTAATAAATTCTACATTAGGTGTGATTACAAAACCTGTACCTGCAATTACAAGCGATGTTGCAGTATTGCCAATAGCTGATGGCGTAACTCCTGTAACTGTTGGACTTGTGCCACCTGCTGCTGTAAATGATAAAACTCCTGAACCATTGGTTTGTATTATCTGACCTGCTGAGCCATCAGCAGTAGGCATTTTAAAGAGTACCCCATTACTATTACACATATTAGA